AGCTCGATTCCAAATGTTCGCACAGGATCCAAACATCGACCAAGTCGAGCTTCGGCGTTCTGTGCTTGAGGCTGACGACTCCGGTCTGGTTAAGCGTCTGCTTACTGATCCCGGCATCGAAATAGCAGACCAAGCAGAGGATCAAGCTGTCGAGCTGAGTGTGATGAAGATCGGCTTCCCGGCTGTTGTCAAACCCGGTGACGATCACGCCACGCACGTTCGGACCATGCTGGATTACTTAGCACTCAAACGTGCTCAGAATGCTCCCACCGATCCTATCGAGCTTCAGAGAATTCAAGAACACATTGGAGCGCACATGGAGCAGTTCCAGCAGCAAGACGGTAAGGCAGCACGTCAGCTCGCGATAGAGATCCAAGAAATTTCCGATGCGATTAATCAAACTAATCAAGGCGGCATACCGCCTCAGCAAGCTGGACCCGGGGAAGCAAGCCCCGGAGTGGACCAAGGAGGAAGCTCAGTTATTGAGCAATTTCCTGAGCAGCCCTCTGGGACAGAAAATTAAAGGGGTAATTTTTCGGTGGATAGTTCAGCAGAGCTTTGCGTCTATTGACCGAGGAGCCGATAAGGCTCAATACAATGTTGGATACGCCATGGGCTTCAGGGACGGCATTGCCGCTCTGGACACGCTGGTCTCGAATGGACTGCTCACGGAATCCGATGATAGCGAAGACATATGACAGAAGCCATGGACCGAGACGCAATGCTGCGCCTCATTTCGGGTGAAACCTCGGCAGATTCGCCCACTGCCACTCCAGAGCAAGAGTCGCCCTCAGTGGGAGAGCCACCCACTGCAAATGAAGAGGCTCAAGTGGAGGAAGCCAAACCGGCTGAACCGATAGAAGAGACAGATCAGAAGACTGAATCCAAATATGAAAAGCTACGGAAAGCGGAGCAGCGGCAAGCCAAAGCATGGAAAAAGCTCGACGAAGAAAAGGAGCAGCTACGGCAAGCCCAAGAAAAAATAACCGCTGACCGTGAGCAGATCGAAACGGATCGTGCGAAACTCGCGGACGACATAGCCAACAAGGGAGACGAGGCATCACCAGATGTCTACGAAGCGGTGGCAGAAAGATTCCGTGATTCCGGAGAGCCTGAGCTGGCTGAAGAAGCCTTGCGAATGGCAAAGGAAGCTCGATCCAAAAAGGAGGATGCTCAAAAGACTGTTGAGGTCAATCGTTTCAAACAGGAATGGTCTGACTCCGTGAATGAGTTGGTGAAGGCAAGGCCAGAGCTGAATGACCCAGAAAGTGAGCTGTATAAAGCCACGGAATTTCTGCTCAAAAACAAGCCAGCCCTATCCACTTATTCAACTGGGTTTCGAGATGCTGTGGAGGTTGCCGAGTATTACGTCAACTCCAAGAATCTTGAGACGGTTTCAAACGAGAATAAGAAGCTCCGCGAGGAGCTTGATAACTATAAACGAAAATTGAATTTAGGCTCAGGCGATGTCCCTCGTCGTTCAGCTCCGAAAGGTTTTGACGACATGAATCGCGACGAACAACGCGACGCGATTCTTAGGATGACTCGCTCGGCCAACATGTAAGGAAATACTATGGCAGATTCTACTATCAGTACCAGTGCCGGTGGCGGTTCTGGAGACATTTCAAACGCAATGCAGACATACTTCTCTCGTGAGCTTTTGGCCACGATTGAGAAGACTGTCGTTTTGGATCAGTTCGCAATGAAGGCTCCTTTGCCTGAGCGTGCTGGTGGCACCACAATGCGCTTCTTCCGCTACGAAGCTGGAGACGCCGGTCACGTTGATTCTCTCACCGAGGGGACCACCCCAACCACCAAGGCTCTTCAGCTCGAATACGTCGAGAAGGCTTTGACCCAGTATGGTCAAGTTCTCTCCATCTCTGACGTTGCTGATGCAACTGCATTGTTTAACAACATTGAGCAAGCCACTCTCCGCATTGGTCGCGACAGTGCTCTCAAGCTTGACAGTGTTATCCGCGCTGAGCTGTTCAGCAACGACACGGACATCCCAACCGCAAACAACATCTACTCAGGTGCTCCCACTTCCTTTAGTGGGTCCATTACCGCCGCAGATGCAAGCGACTGGTTGGACGCTGCAACAGCTCTGAAGATCCAAGCTGCCACTCCAGTTGATGGAGGTGGCTTTGTTGCAATCGTCGGCCCTCAGCAAGCTCGTGATTTGCTGGCTGACTCCGAGTGGCAAGAAGCCCACCACTACGCCGAGCCAGAAGCTCGTCTGCGCGGTGAAATCGGTCGCATGCACGGTGTGCGTTTCATTGAAACCACCGAGCCTTGGATTGCTGACTCTTCCGGGTCTCAATACACCTACAACGCTGCTGGTGACGCTTACGGTTCTATTGTTGTTGGTGCTCAGGCTTACGGAGTTCCCGCTCTTGGAAGCCAGAGCCCATACAGCCCTTCAGTCTACATTGTTACTGGTGCTGATAAAAATGATCCACTCGACCAACGAATTCTCGTTGGTTTCAAGAGCTTCTTCGCTGCTAAGAACATCCAGCCTAAGCACATCGCTCGCGTCTACTCCAAGACCGGATACGGATCTTAATCATTATGCCGTTCTCAATGACGATACCCACCGAAGCGGTGGCCATCATGGATGGTGAGGATCAGGTGATGCCGGAACCCGGCGACACTGTGACCGTCACTATCGAGGGCACCGTCGAGGAAGCTGGCGAAGGAGGCGTCACCGTTTACGCCAACACGGCAAACGGTGTCGATCTGGGAGCTGGTGAGGATGCGCCCGAAGGTCCAAGCGACCGTGAGGGAATGCTGGCAATGCTCGAAGGAGCACAGCTGTAAACATTAAACAATGGGGGAGGGCAACCTCCCCCTCTTTAAATGCCAACCTACACTTTTAAAAACATAGCCGGGGAACGCATCGAGGCGAACAAACCCATGGGCACTGAAGAGTTTGTCAAAGAAGGCGTCACATGGAAACGCATCACCGAGCCTGAGGGTTTTAGGATGCACACCGGAGCAAGTCTCCCAGATCAAAGGGAGCAAGTAAGACGCGGATACAGTCGCGCAGAGGACAAGGGTTGGAACAGTCGATTTTCAAAAACCAAAATTAAGAAAGTCTGGGATCTATGAGAGACCACGTAAACGGAAGAGGTGTCAAGATTGATGACACAGCAACATACACAGGCAACTTCAATTGGATAGATTGCCAAACCTCAGTTGTCATTGACTCAATGGCTTGTGCTATCGAAGGAGACATGAGTGGCTTTACTTACGCTGTGGGTTGGCATCGAGTTGACGCCACAAGCATTACTTTGGCGTCCGGAACCCTCTTAGCTCACTCAGAATGATAACATTCCTCCAGACGGTTATTTTGCAATTTAGGGGCGGCGAGTCAGCCGCTGCGTCTAGTGACATTTTTCTCATAACATCGTCAGGGCACAGAGTTTTCACAGGCACTGACAACATCATCACCTAGTCATGGCTAACATCCGCGTTAAAGATCTACCTAACACAAATGCAGCAAACGACAATGATGAGTTCATTGTCGATAGCTCAACGTCAGGAACTCGTCGCCTCTCCTACTCGGAGTTAAAGAGCGAGATCTCCACTGACTTTCAAGGCGACGTTAACACCTACAAGATTGCCACGCTGGCATCTGACAACAAGCTGGACCCATCGCAGATCCCAGACACTCTGTCGCAAGGTCTGAACTTCGTTGGAGTGGCCAACAGTGCTGGGGATTTAACGTCCACGACTCAGGGTGACTTCTATGTGATACAGACGGCGTTTGATTCTTACCAAGTTGGTGATCAAGCCGTTTACAACGGGTCGTCTTATACGCGAGTCACTGACGGCACCAAACAAATTGCTGAGGGTGGAACCGGGGCAACGACCCTTGATGCCGCCAAGGTTAATCTTGAGATCGCAGACGTAGGCACAGATCCGTCAGAAGTCCCTCTTAATCAACACCTTGGAGATCTCGCTTATCAATCGGCTGCGGCAGTATCAGCCGGTACCGTGTCGGCTGACAGTCTCGATGTTGACGGACAAACCAAATCTGGCTCGCTCAACGTGTATGACTCAAACGGCAATGCAAGCAACTCGCTTGATGTGACTTATAACGGGTCCAGTGGTGTTGCAAACATTCAAGCGGACTCCAGCGGAGGAAACACCAAACTGACGTTTGGAACTAGCAACGCTGGTTCTGTTGCCACAGCCGTAACGATTGATTCGAGCCAGAGGGTCGGAATCGGGCAGCCCTCGCCGGGGTCACTCATTCACGTCAAAGACGATGCGGACAGCGGTAATGATGGGGGCATTCAGATTGAGCGGTCGAATAATTCTGACAAAGCATTTCTCAATATGCGTGGAGGACGTGTTGGTTTGGGTTCCGCGAGCAACGTGCCAATCAGGTTTTACACCAATAATGCAACTAGGTGGACGATTTCCAGCGGCGGGAATTTGGCAGCCTCTGCTGGCAAAGGCATAGATTTCGGGTCTACAGCTGAAGGCTCAGGAACCCCAGTAGCTAACGGTGGTCTGCTGGACGATTACGAATCTGGAACGCTGACAGGCACTCTGACACCCAGCACCAGCGGAACAATTACAGTAGACAGCGGCACTAACACACTGGCCTACATCAAAGTCGGGAACTTGGTTACCGTCACTGGCAAACTGACAGTTAGCTCAGTTAGCTCGCCAGTGGGTGCATACGTAACCCTGAATTTACCGTTCGCAGTTGGAGGGTCAAGCCAACACCGCACTGCTGGAACGGTTCTAATTTCAGCGGCGGCCAGTAACGTGAACACCTACGCAGCCTTCACGGCAAGCACGGGCAGCATTGCCTACATTTGCAGCACCGACGCCACAAGTTTGTCGAGTGGCACAACCGCTGCCGATTTCGGTGGAGGCGAAGAATTGATGATTAATATCAGCTACATCGCCGCCTAAACAATTTACCCCAGTCGGATGGCTGGGACGGACCTGAACCAAAACTACTATGATTGAGAAAATTGCTAGCTGCGACAAAATCGAATTTGTCGCCCCATACAGTGTCCAGTGCCGCCAGCGCATCAGCTTGGTGGAGGAGGGCAACGAACTCGCCGCAAGCTTTCACAGGATGGTGATGCACCCAGACTCCGACTGGAGCGAGTGCGAAGCCAACGTGCAAGCCATCTGCAATGCAGTGTTCACCGACGAGGTGAAGCAGCAGTGGGCCGACAAGCTCGCCGCTGATGCCGCTGAGATGGCAACTGAGTCAGCATCAGACGGTACTGCTGAAGAACCAGCCGCAACTGAATAAGGAGGTCCACGATGTCATCGTTCAGCTCGACCTACCCATCCGTCTCGCCCTCGTATCAGATAGATTTCTCGAACGGGAAACGCATTCCACCGAATGCCACGTTCAGCCGGTCAGACTCGCCGATTGACGCCAGTAAAGCTGCCGCCTCTGCGGTGCATTACTGGTCGAATGAGAAAAGCCTAAGCAGTGAGAATTTGCTGCTCGATTCCAAAACTGGAACTGGCAACTGGACAGGCGACAGTAGTGGTTCGGCTCTAGTGCCAGTGGTAACAGCCAATCACGCAGCCTCTCCAGACGGAACTGCAAGTCAAGCCACACGTGTCCAGCTTGACCTGAACGGTAGCACAACAGGCAGCGACTATGCTCGTTACTATCAATCTCACAACGTAGCCAGCGGCACTTCAGCCACGTTTGCTGTCTGGATGAAATCTACTGACGGAGCCAGCAGCTATGCTGCGCAAATTCTGAGTCCAGCGGGACCGGGTGAGGCTGTCACAATAACGGGAAGTTGGCAGAAGTTTACGGTAACCGGAAGCAGTGTTGGAAACATCACGTATGGGGTCCGTCTCCGAGGTGGCCAGACTCCAACTAACGCAGACACGGCAGACATTCTAATTTGGGGAGCCAATTTGTCCACTACTGGACAGACGGTGCTGAGTGAAACCACAACGCAGATACACCGGCAGTATTCCCCCACGCTCAAATCAGTTGCTACCGCTGGAGCTGCTCGCTTTGAATACGACCCAACAGACGGTCAGTCAGAAGGCATTCTTATCGAGGGGCAAAGCACCAACCTCCTAAACCGGAGTGAGGAGCTTGACAATGCTTACTGGTCTAAGAACCGCGTAACAGTAACGGCAAATGCAGCAGTCGCCCCTAACGGAACACTGGCAGCGGACCTCGTCGTAGCGGACGCAACAGGAGCGAGTGAGTCGCACAACTTACAGAAAGTTTACTCGTTTACGTCTGGAAGCACTTACACGCTATGTGTCTATGCCAAAGCAAAGGCATCGCATTCCAAATTCAGATTGAGGGCTGGAAACCCGGCTACGTGGGCAGCTCAGACTACGTTTGTTTTGTCTGGGGATGGCTCGACTGTTGATAACGATTACGGGACCGCAGCAATTCAGTCGTGTGGAAACGGATGGTATAGATGCTCAATAACTGGAACTGCTGGAGCATCTGCCGCAACCAATTTGCTTTTTTCACTCGTCGATTCCAGCGGAAACACCTCGTTCGAAGGCGACGATTACTCTGGAGTGCTTCTCTGGGGGGCGCAATTTGAGGAGGCATCGTTTGCAAGCAGTTACCTGAAAGTCGAGGGCAGCACCGCGACGAGAGCGGCGGATTCATTATCTGCGTCCCTCGCTGACATCGGGCTTACCACCGGACAAGACGTGACTCTCTATACAGAGGGCGACTTTGGCGACCCATCAAATGAAAATTCAAGCCGAGCAGCATCGGCGTTGCGGGCGGGGTCAACGAGCTACGTGATGCTATACAATGGCGGCAATAACTCAGGGTCAGGCTACGTTCGAGACGGAGGCACTGACCAAGCTTACTTCCCGAGCGGAGTTACTGCTGGCGCTTTCAAGGCTGCAATCTCAGCAAAAAACAACTCGTTTAAATACGCAGCCAACGGCACATCGGGCTCGGAAGACACTGCCGGAACTGTCCCACAATACACTTCACTGCAAATTGGTGGAAATGGCTCAAGCGGGCTGGAACTAGACGGCCACGTAAAGCGGGTTGCGGTTTACGGCCAAAGTCTCAGCTCAAGTGAGCTGGCGGCTATCACTTCCTAATTTTAGCAACAGATTACATCTCATATGTCATTTACCGACTACTACTTAAAATTCGCAGACAAAGCCGAGGCTGACAGTGTCTTGTTCACTGAGGTGCCGATCGCTTGGGACAACACTGATCCGGAGAACCCGGTCGTTACTGAAACCGAGCAGAGGCAGAACTATGTGAACACTGATGTGCTACCTCTAGTGGTGAGTGAGCCCGGGGAATACGCAGAGGACGGAACGGAGACTCGTCCACCTCAATACGCCCTCGGCTATCACGTCAACATCCGATGCCTCGACTCTGAGGATGGTGAGGTGTTGGAGGCTTACAAAGTCGATCCTGAACCCGTAACACCCGCACGAGTCTGGGCATAGTATGGCTAACCCAAAACCAACCGACCCCAAGAAATGGGCCGCGTCCAAAGCGGCTGCAAAACGCAAATTCAAAGTGTACCCAAGTGCTTATGCAAACGCTTGGGCAGCAAAGGATTATAAGGCTAAAGGTGGCAAGTGGCGCGGTGGCAACAATAAGGTGAAATGAAAAGAGGCGGTTTAGGCAAATGGTTTGGCGAAGAGTGGACCGACGTTAAGACGGGCAAGCCATGCGGACGCTCTAAAGGCGAGAAGCGGAAATACCCAGCATGTCGCCCCAAGAAAGTGGCGTCGAAAATCTCCAAGCAAGAGGCTTCAAAAAAAACAGGTTCTGCACCAGTCAAATGGTCGGTGACCGCAAGCGGAAAGAAGAGATCTAATGGCAGTGGAAAGAAGCGGTGAAAAGTTCTTGGGCTACAACAAGCCCAAGAAAACCCCGAAGCATCCTACCAAGAGTCATGCTGTTCTGGCTAAGGATGGGGACAGTGTGAAGTTGATTCGCTTTGGGCAACAAGGTGTGTCTGGTGCTGGGAAAAGTCCCAAGACGAAATCTGAAAAAGCTCGTAAGGCGAGCTTCAAGGCTCGTCACGCCAAGAACATCTCGAAGGGTAAAATGTCAGCAGCTTATTGGGCTGACAAAGTGAAGTGGTGACGTGGATACGTGGTTTGACCATGTCAAGGTAGGTGGGGTTGCTTTGCTTGGCGTAACTGTGACGACCACACAGCTGGACTCAGTGCTGCGAATATGCATCGCAATGGCAACTTTATGCTACACGGTTATTAAATGCATGAGTGCAGCTCGCGACTACGCAAACAAAACGAAAGATAAAGATGAGACGTTGGATTGAAATCGCATTTGTAGCCGGAGCTATCGTGGCATTTTCCGGCTGTTCTCAATTGGAGAAGCTTAGCGACCGAGTGCATGAGCCGGTCGTAACTACACGCACCAATACGGTGGACACTCCACTCGGCCCGGTGAGCATGGTAACAAAGTCCACAAACTGGGTGGTCCGCTCTCAGGCGCAAACAGTTGCCGAGCTCCCCAAAGATCTGGGCATCCCCCTCGGAGGCCTAATTTCTTTTGTTCTTACAAGTGCTTTGGCAATCGGCGCAGCTGTCCGTGGAAGGCAATACCGGCTCGCATGCATTTCCGCGTTAGATGCTGGAAATATATTTAAAGAGGAATTGTCCAAAAATAACGTTGATTACAAGCCCATGCTCAAGGGGATTGTGAAAGACCAGAAGCTGAAAGGCACCTTTGGCATCATCCGCAAACTCTTAGACCTAATCTAATGGGAATTACTACCGGACATGTTTTTTCTGACGGGGACACCGTCACAGCGGCCAAGCTTAACGCGATGGTCAATGATGCTGTCATCTCCAGTGACACGATCACCCCAGCGATGCTGAAGGACGACGCGATTGAGTCGCGTCACATCTCTGATGGTGCCATCACGAGCAATCATATTACCGCCGGGTCAGTAGATATGGCAGCTCTTGCAAGCGGCCAGACTACTGAGGGTTATATAATTCAGACAGACTCAAGCGGCAACCTTACCACATTGACTGCTGGCTCTGCTGGCACCGTACTTGTCAGTGGCGGGGCTGAGACCGCTCCGTCATTTACGACTGTTGGGGCCGCTGGCATTAACGCCGCAATGATCAGTGATCATGACAAGCTTGAGGACCCTGACCCCAGTGATCTCGTTTTTTCTAAGTCTATTTCGGCGGGTGTTAACAAAAGGCTGGAGATTCAGAACTTGTTCAAGGCGGTAAGCGGTCTTACCGCTCTGACAGAAGCGGATGTCGCTTCGGGTAATGAGCACCTCATCGTTGATGGCACTACAGCCAAGAAGATTACCCAGTCAAACCTACAGACTTCTGTCCTTAAAAGTGTTAACGGGCTTTCTGCCTTGAGCGACACTACAGTTGCAGATGATGACGTTCTGCTGGTTTACGACACCAGCGACAGCAGCGTTAAGAAAATCGCCAAGTCTGACTTAGGAAATGGCGGCAGTCTTAAGGAGGTTCAGACTAATTTTACTTTCACTAACGTCAATGACACTCTTACTAACACAATTACTGCGTTTCCGTCATCCAATGACTCTGGAGTGCTGGTAGTTTATAATTTTAACAGTTTTACGGGGGGGCATAAAGGCAATCTCGAAGTGACTCTACCGGACGCCGCAAACTATGTTAGTGAAGGGGTGAAGGAGTTGATGCTTTTAGTTGCTTTTAACTGCAACACTACTGGGAGTGCTAGTGAGAAGCCTGATGTGGTTATTAGCTCTACTGACTCTGACGGAAACACAGTTTATGCCCCAGCAATTACTAACGTAACTCAAGGAGCTCTCATCAGGTGTATCCCCTTTGTAAGTGGTTCGTCCCACTTGTGGGCTGTTAGCGGACAATTATGACACTTTCCTCGATAGCAGACTTCGTTTGCAAAAAGGTCGGCAAGACCGACAGCACTTCTGTCGCAATCTGCAAGGACTTCATTCGCCAGCGTCATGAGATGATTTATGACACCGGCTTGTGGAAGGACTCCATCAAGATTGAAGAATTTACTCTGCCAACCAAGGACACTACGGACGACAACCCGTATACGTCCTCTGCGACGACATCTGTCTACGAACAAGAGCTCACGCTTCCTTACGAGATCGCTCGTCCGATTAATGTCCTTTACGAGACATCACTGCTGTCTTGCAGAGACCTCCAAGCCATCGTCCGGATTCAGCCAGAGGCTTTGTTCAGCGAGGGCACGCCAGCAAGCTATACTGAAATTGAGCCAATCGCTTTTGGTAAGCCCACTTCGTCTGATCCGTTCCGCGTAATGCTTCGGCTGAGAAGCAACTCAGCTGATGACGGCAAGCAAGTCTATTTCAAGGGCATTAAAGATGGTCGCCCAGTAAGTGAGACGCTTACGCTTTCGAGCTCCTCGTTCTACGGATCAGTTGAGTTTGACGAGGTACACTACGTAAGCAAACCAGTCACCTCTGGATACGTTCGCATCTCCAACGGGGCCATCACTCACACGATCCCAGCTGAGGAAACTCGGTTCAGCTTGTGTCGCCTCAGAATGAATTTGGTGCCCGAGTATGTCGTAGGTGAAAGCGTCAAGCTGATCGTCGTTGGCAAGAAGCGGTTGCGACCTATGCGCGACGATAACGATGAGCCGCAAATACGTGGCACCGATAATTCGATCATAGCTTATGCAGAGGGTGACATGTTGGAGCGTGGTCGCCAGTTTGGCAAAGCTCAGATTAAGTATGGGGAAGCTTCCAGTCTGCTGGATGTCGTGCGCGACTTGGAGCGCGGTCAGTCTGGAGCTGTGAGTGTGTTGCAACCTAGCCCGGATGGTGCTCACGACCGGGATGATTTTATATTCTAAAGATGCCGGTTCACTTCAATGACGGAACAGATGACCCTTTGGTATTTGACTCTCAGCCACTCATTGGCGG